ACAGTTTGCGGCTAAAACAGCTAAGAAACCTAACAGCCCAGTAGATGACAGTGGAGCCAACGGCACTAAAGATGTTGATGTCTACACTTGTGTCAAACGTAAAGGCACAGGCTGGACTTGGTATCAGGAAGCTGATGACATACGATTACCTGACAGCTACGGTAAAGCTCCAAAGGATAAGAGTCCTTGGCTACCCCTCAGGTTTGTAACTGTTGATGGAGAAGACTACGGACGTTCAAGAGTAGAAGAGTTCCTTGGTGATCTCAAGTCTCTTGAAGCATTGATGCAAGCCCTCGTGGAAGGTAGCGCAGCAGCAGCTAAAGTTATTTTCACAGTATCCCCCAGCAGTGTGACTAAGCCTCAAAGCCTAGCACAAGCAGGGAATGGAGCTATCATTCAGGGAAGGCCAGATGATATAGGAGTAGTACAAGTAGGGAAAACTGCTGACTTCCGAACAGCATTTGAACTTGTCAATACATTAGAGAAGAGATTAGCAGAAGCTTTCCTTGTCATGAATGTACGTCAAAGCGAACGCACTACAGCGGAAGAAGTTCGGATGACACAGATGGAGTTAGAACAACAGTTGGGTGGTTTATTCTCACTCTTAACCACTGAGTTTCTAATACCATACCTAAATAGAAAGATGCATACACTCACCAAATCTAAACAGATACCAGCATTACCTAAAGGTTTAGTTAAACCTATCATAGTAGCTGGTGTTAATGCATTAGGTCGTGGTCAAGACCGTGAAGCTTTAGTTCAATTTGTAACTACAGTCTCACAAACTATGGGACCAGAGGCATTGATGAAGTTCTTGAATCCTGACGAAGCTATCAAACGCCTCGCAGCTGCACAAGGAATTGATGTACTTAACCTAGTTAAGAGTATGCAAGATGTCCAAGCCGAGGAACAACAAGCAATGCAGGCACAGCAGATGCAGTCATTAACTGATCAAGCTGGTCAACTTGCTAGTGCTCCTATGCTAGACCCCGCTAAAAACCCACAAGCAGTTGAAGGTATGGAAGCTGCTGTTTCACAATTACAACCACAATTACAATAGCACCTATGCCAACGATAACTTATGATCCATCTAATGACCCAGTAGCATTAGCTGAAGCTGAAGCCAGAGATTCTGATAATTTAGCTGTCGGTCAGGAGATGCAGAAAGAACAAGAACAATTACTAGCTGGTAAGTATAAGAATGCTGAAGACTTAGAGAGTGCATATATAGAGCTTCAGAAAAAGATGGGTGAAGGTAAGCCTAAAGAAGAAGTGGCAACACCTGAACCTGAGGCAACAGAGACACCTAAGTTCTATGCAGAAGATGGTAGTGTAAACTACGATTCTGCTAAAGAATTATATGGTGATAACCTTGGAGATATATTTCAGAAAGCTGAGATAGATCCATTCAAAATGAATGAACACTTTGCTGAAAACAATGGTACTCTCACTGATGAGATGTACAATCAACTAGGTGAAGCTGGTTTAAATAAAACTGTTGTTGATGCATACCTTAAAGGTGTTCGTCAAGAGGTTGGTATAGAAGAAGCATCTACTCAACCTGAGCTATCTGAATCAGAAGTCTCTGACCTTAAAGGGTTAGCTGGTGGTGAGTCAGGTTACAATGACCTAATGAAGTGGGCTAGTGAGAATCTAGCTAAAGATGACATCGAATCTTTTGATGATGTCCTAGCCACTGGTAATAAGTCAGCTGTTAAATTTGCAATCAAAGCACTCGTAGGACAAATGGAAGATTCAGAAGGTAGAGATTCTAACATAGTTACAGGTAAGAAACCTGTAGCTGGTGAAGGATACAGAAGCATGGCTGAAGTAGTCAGGGATATGAATAAACCTGAGTATGAAACAGACCCAGCCTATCGTGCAGATGTTCAGAGAAAGATGGAACGTTCTAATTTGAATGTCTAAATTATATGCATTAGAAACATATTTAGGTAGAGTATGTATGGTTATAGACATTTCTTTATACATTTATTTAGTATTTGTGGCGACCTGACAGTTCATCATCGCCACCCTGAACTCTTATTTTATTTCAATGACTGTTACTACAGAATACGGAAAGCAAAACATTCTTGCTAAAGAAACAAAAGCAAGAACACCTGAAGAAGAGTCTTATTTTATAACAGCTGAGCGCACTAATGGGCAATTAGCTATGATAGGATTCACAGCTTTACTAGGTGCCTACATATTCACAGGCCAAATTATTCCTGGTGTATTTTAATGTCAACACTTACTCTTAATCAATCCTCTAATTGGGATAGGTTTTGTGAGTGGGTAACAAGCACAAACAACCGCCTCTACGTGGGGTGGTTCGGTGTGCTCATGATACCTTGCTTACTAACCGCAACAACATGTTTTATTATTGCGTTTATCGCAGCCCCTCCAGTTGACATTGACGGTATCCGTGAACCTGTCGCTGGTTCTTTACTCTATGGAAACAACATCATCTCAGGGGCAATCGTCCCGTCAAGTAACGCAATCGGATTGCATTTTTACCCAATATGGGAAGCTGCAAACCTTGATGAATGGCTCTACAATGGGGGGCCGTACCAACTCATCGTCTTCCATTTCCTCATTGGTATCTCATCTTACTTGGGACGTCAATGGGAACTTAGCTATAGATTAGGAATGAGACCTTGGATATGTGTAGCATATTCGGCTCCAGTTGCAGCGGCATTTGCTGTATTTCTAGTCTACCCATTCGGTCAGGGTTCATTCTCTGATGGTATGCCTCTAGGTATATCGGGTACGTTTAATTTCATGTTTGTCTTCCAAGCAGAGCACAACATATTAATGCATCCCTTCCACATGCTCGGAGTAGCAGGTGTGTTTGGAGGTGCCTTGTTTGCTGCAATGCACGGGAGCCTTGTTACATCATCATTAATCCGTGAAACAACTGGATTAGATTCTCAGAACTATGGATATAAATTCGGTCAAGAGGAAGAAACGTATAACATTGTTGCGGCTCATGGCTACTTTGGGAGACTCATATTCCAGTATGCTAGCTTTAATAATAGCCGTAGTTTACATTTCTTCTTGGCTGCTTGGCCCGTCTTTTGCATATGGATTACCGCTATGGGAGTCTCCACTATGGCTTTTAATCTCAACGGCTTTAACTTTAACCAGTCCGTTGTTGATGCAGGTGGAAGAACAATCCCTACATGGGCTGACGTACTTAACCGTGCCGACTTAGGTATGGAAGTAATGCACGAAAGAAATGCACACAATTTCCCGCTAGATTTAGCGGCTACAGAGGTAATATTAAATGTCTGATCCAATGTATGATAAGTTTAGTAGAAGAGTTAACGCTGCCACTAAGGCAAGCAAACCATCTACTAAAATCAAAATACTACTAAACGCTGCTCAAATTTATAAAGGCGTTTAAACACTACGTCCGTTCATCCATCTTTCATGGACGCATGAAACCTAAGCATGGAACGGGGCTTAGGTACTAGAGGATTTATCATGACACAAGTAGAACTCCAAGCTCGTATCAAAGAGCAACAGGACTTCCAAAAGGAAATGAAACTCAAGTATCGTGGTGTTACTTATACAAAAACTATTTAATTAAAATGAAAACAATTGCACTTGCTCTCGCAGCAACATCATTTGCGTCTGCACCTGCATTCGCTGGGGTATACATAAACGCTGAAGCCAACGATGGTTACGCAGGTTCTGACTACACAGGCAGAGCAGTGGACGTACACGTTGGTTACGAAGGTTCTGTTTCTAAGTTTGACTACTACATCCAAGGCGGTCCTGCTTTCACAGCAGTAGCTGATGTAGATGGCACTAACACAGAACTATCAGGCAAGCTCGGTGGTACTTTCAATGTATCTCAGAAGCTTGGTGTTTATGGAGAGTTCTCTGGTATCTCTAATGGAGATGAGGATAACAACTATGGTACAAAACTTGGAGCTAAGTTTAAGTTCTAATGGATAATGCTATACCCACAAGTTTTATAACTAACAACCCTACACCTGAAGCTGTTAAAGCTAAACAGGTGGAACAAGTTAAAGAAGCAACTAAAGAACTCAATGATCTTGAAGAAGAGATTGGGATTGAAGAAGCTTTAACTACCTTGTAACCAAAGCAGAGAGGCACCTCAGAGTCGGACCTCTCTGTCATTTGGCTTTAGGCCGAATACGTTCGATACCCTATTGCCGCAGCTGTGGTGATGAAATACCCTAAAATTTCAACAACAAAATTTCTAATCGATTAGAGTAAGTCAAACATACACATTCACATTTACTCTTAAATGGCTAATGCTACCCAAACCGCCTTAGGTAGGATAAATCTATCTAGCGGTACAGGATATGGAGGCGCAACTGATAAGTACGCCACCTATCTACAATTGTTTTCTGGAGAACTATTCAAAGGTTTCCAGCATAACACAATCGCTCGTGACATGGTTACGAGACGTACACTTAAGAACGGTAAGAGTTTACAGTTCATCTACACAGGACGCATGGGTGCGGCTTTCCACACTCCAGGACAACCCATATTGGGTTCAGGCGATCCACCAGTAGCAGAAAAGACAATAGTCGTTGATGACCTATTGATCAGTTCTGCTTTTGTATACGACCTTGACGAGACCCTTGCTCATTATGAGTTGAGAGGAGAAATCTCTAAGAAGATCGGCTATGCTCTTGCTGAAAAGTATGATCGTTTAATCTTCCGTGCAATCACACGTGGTGCTCGTTTAGCACACCCAATCTCTGCTTCAGGTAAGCTAGAGCCAGGCGGTACAACCCTTCAGGTTGGTTCTGGTACTGGTGCTGCTGCTGATGCACTTGATTCTGCTAAGTTAGTATCAGCTTTCTTTGAAGCTGCTGCTGTCTTGGACGAAAAAGGATTGAGTACTGACGGCAGATGTGCGGTTCTCTCTCCACGCCAATACTATTCACTAATAGAGAATGTATCTACAAATGCTTTGATCAACCGTGACGAGCAAGGTACAGGTCTTCAAACAGGTGGTGGTGTTATCTCTATTGCTGGTATCAAAATCTTCAAGTCTATGAACGTTCCGTTCCAAGGCAAGTATGGTACTGCATCTACTATTGATAATGCTGGTTCATTTGTTGGAGCAACTATCGAGAATGGTGAACCTTCTGTATCAGGAATCAATAATGATTATGGTCCTGCTAACGGATTCGCAACTTCTTGTGGACTTATATTCCAGAAAGAAGCTGCTGGTGTTGTAGAAACTATTGGACCACAGGTTCAAGTAACTTCTGGCGATGTTTCTGTCATCTACCAAGGTGATGTAATCCTCGGAAGACTCGCTATGGGCGCAGATTATCTTAATCCTGCTGCTTGTGTTGAGCTACATACAACCAACACTGCACCTACCGCATTCTAAATATACATTTATGGGGGGCTTCGGCTCCCCCTTTTTTTTATGACAACTTTAACATACGCAACGTCCACAGAACTGGATGCTGTAAACTCAATATTAATGAGTGTTGGAGAGTCTCCTGTAAACACTCTGGATACTCAAAGCCCAGAAGTTGCTATTGCTCAGAAAACTCTTCGGCAAGTTTGTCGTGAAGTTCAGGCAGAAGGATGGGCTTTCAATTCAGAAATCGAATTCCCTCTACCTGTTGATAATAACAATGAGATTGAGTTCCCCGCAAATGCCTTACAGGTAGATCCAAATAGGTATAAACACGCAGACAATTATGATGTTGTCAGGAGAACAAGAACTCTAGCTACTGGACAACAAGTAGCACAACTATATGATCGCTATAAACATACTAACAAATTCACTGACTTAACAGAGAATATTCTTTACTGTGATATTATCTGGTTATATGAGTTTGATGATATGCCCCAACCATTCCGTGATTACGTCACCGCTAAGGCATCTAGGATCGCCTCTAACCGCATGATAGCTAGCCCTGAGGCCAATGAG